TTATCTGATCGTAAAGGCTTTATGGTGGCGATTGGAACACCCCAAGGACATAATTCCTTCTTTGAACTCTATAATCATGGACTTCACGATGAGAATTGGTACGCACAAAGTTTTAAAGCTAGTGAAACAAAGATCGTTGATGAAGAAGAATTAGCAGAAGCAAAAAAACTAATGCCTCCTGAGATATACGAGGCAGAATATGAATGTAGTTTTGAAAGCTCTGCAATCGGAGCTATTTACTCACAATCATTAGCGAAAGCAGACAACGAAGGTCGTATTACCAAAGTTCCTTATGACTCTACTGTTAAAGTGGATACTTATTGGGATCTAGGGATGCGAGATAAGACTGCGATATGGTTTGTGCAGCAAAAAGGCTCTGCAATCCACCTTATAGACTACTTTGAAGATAGTGGCGAAAGTTTAGAGTATTATGCCTCGGTTCTTGATGAAAGAGGATATATATACGATACCCATTACCTACCCCATGATGCGAATGTTCGTGAGATAGGAACCGGTAAATCAAGATTAGAAATAGCTCAATCACTAGGATTAGTGACAAGCATTGTACCCAAGATGTCGATTGAAGATGGTATTAATGCTACCAGAATGACACTAGGGCGATGTTGGTTTGATTATGAAAAAACCAAAGATGGACTAGACGCATTAAGACAATATCGATGGGCTGTCACCGATAAAGGCGAAACAAAGAACAGACCTTTACACGATTGGACTTCTCATGCAGCAGACTCATTTCGATATGTATGCACAGGATTACAAGAAACAAAAAATTGGTCATCAAGGATTGAATATCCACGATTAGGAATAGTATGAAATTAACAAAAGACAGATTAAAATCACTTATAGGACAAGAGATTACAAACTCTTTAGGCTTTTATGGTGGTCAGTTATCAGAACAAAGACGCAATGCGTTAAAGTTCTATTTAGGTGAACCCCTGGGCAATGAAGTAGAAGGTCAATCTCAAGTAAGATCCCAAGATGTATTAGAAGTAGTCGAGAGTATTCTCCCTTCAATGATGCGTATCTTTACTCAAGGTGAGAGTATAGTTCGATTTGAACCACAAGGCCCTGAAGATGTAGCTTACGCAGATCAAGCATCTGATTACATTAACCATATCTTTATGAAAGATAACAATGGTTATTCTATCTTACACACCATGTTCAAAGATGCTTTGATTTCTAAAAATGGTTTTGTCAAATACTATTGGAAGAAAGACAAAGAACAAAAGCAAGAGTCTTATGAAAACTTAACTGTTGCTGAGTACCAGGCATTATTAGCAGATCCTGAAGTAGAAGTTGTTGAAGTCGATGACTCTGCATCAGAACTTGATGTTGATAATATGGATATGATGGAAGTCACATACAATGTGACAGTCAAAAGAGTAAAGGATTATGGTCGTGTTGTTATTGAGAGTGTACCCCCTGAAAGTATGCTTGTTAGTAAAACAGCGACTTCATTAGAAGATTGTAACTTTATCGGACAACGAGTTTTTAAGACAAGATCAGAATTAATTAGCATGGGCTTTGACAAGAAGATTGTCAATGAGCTGCCTGTAGCTGATGAAGAAATTTATAACACAGAGGCTGTTACGAGAAGGTCTTATGACGATGAGACGATGCCTCAGGAATATCAAAACATTGATCCTTTACTGACACGAGTTTCGATTGTCGATTGCTACATGAAATGCGATTACGACAATGATGGAATAGCAGAACTAAGACACATCGTAGTTGGTGGCTCAGGCCCTAACGCATATCATATATTAGAAAATGAACCCATTGAACAGATACCTTTTGCTACTGTTACTGCTCTCCCTATGCCTCATCGGTTCTATGGATTATCCATATACGATTTAATTGGCGATGTTCAAGAGATTAAGACTACCCTTCTAAGGCAAACTCTTAATAATGCCTATCTACAAAACAATGCTCGTACAGTTGTTGTAGATGGTCAAGCAAACATAGACGATCTCCTTACTTCAAGAGCTGGGGGTATCGTGAGAGTGAAATCACCCAATGCTGTCACACCCCTAGCTTCACCTAACTTCATGCAAGAAGGTTTAGCAATGATTGAGAAAGTCGATCAAATACGAGAAGGCAGATCAGGTGTTTCCAAAGTACAAATGGGATTAGACTCTGATGTCATTAACAAGTCACACACCACAGCAACGAGTGCCAATGTGATGATGAATGCTTCGACTCAAAGAATTGAGTTATACGCAAGAAACTTTAGTGAAGGCATCAAAAGAATGTTCCAGGGCATTTTAACTTTGGTTTGTAAATACCAAGATCAAGAAAGAATTATTAAACTAAGAAATCAGTTTATACCGATGAACCCTAGAGAGTGGGTAGATCGATATAACGCAACAGTACAAGTTGGACTCGGTACAGGATCACAAGATCAACGACTAGAAGTTTTAGGTCGTGTATTAGCAGTACAAGAAAAACTAATTGGTGCTGGTGGTATGGGTATTGTCGATCCTCAAAAGATTTATAATACCTTAGAGAAGTATTTAGAAAATGCCGGTTACAAAGATGCAAGTCAGTTCTTTAACAATCCAGCTACAATGCCTCCTCCACCCCCTAGACAAGCAAGACCTGATCCGACAGTACAATTAGCACAGGCAGAACAGCAAAGACTAAGAGCAAAAGATCAAGCTGAACTACAACTAAAAGCTAGAAAACAACAAGTTGATGAGCAGCATAAACTTGAAAAGTTAAATCTCGATCAACAAAAACTAGCAACCCAGGTTGTCAAAGAGTCTGATGCAAGACAATTAGAAAAAGAAAAATTAGCAACCAAAATTATACAACAAGGAATTAACTAATGGCATTCACTTCCCCTTTTTTCCAAGGAACTCAAGCACAAGGAATTATTAACAACTATCTTAACAACCAAGCTGGTGGGTTGCCTCCTTACACTACTCCATCAACCAATCCCTATAGAGTTGATGTAGATCCTTTCGTGCCACCAGCAGCTCAACCGACACCAGATACACCAGACAGTAATATGCCTAACTGTGAGGAGTTATATCCTGGAGAGGGCAGAGTTTATGATCCTGTCTTACAGGCTTGTGTTCTCCCAGAGTCACAAGGTGATGGAGACAACAATACACCTGAACCAGTATATCAAGGTGTAGGAAGTGTATTTAGTCCAGAACAAAATGCTTTTATGAATTTAGGTTTGGGTGGTAGCACTGCTGATGATGTTCAATCTTATTTTGGATCAGGAAAGTTAGATTTTTATGGTGATGGATTAAGTGGGATGTTCAAAAGATTTACACCCTTTGGTCAATTAGGTGTTTACTTAGATGCAAAAAGATTAGCTGATGCTGGTATTATTGATAAAAAAGATGATGGTTATTATTTTGCTAAAGGTGGTAACTTAGCATTAGCACAAGCCAACCAAGCATTTGAAAATCAATTAGCAAAAGATAATATGATGGATTTTGCACAAAATACCTTAGGTAAAACTGCTGAAGAAGCTCAAGCTATGGCTGATGTAACCAAAAGAGGTGATAAAGCAGATTTCATGGGAGCTAGTGTTTACAAAGATAATAATGCCAATGTTGATATAAATCCATTTCAGTCTAACTTTGGTGCAACTAACATAGTTTCTTATTCTCCTCCAAAAGCTAATAGAGAAAAAAGTGCTAGTGAGAAAATGTTTGAAGCGAAAAGAACATACACCTCACCAAAGAAACAAATAAACTCTCAAGCATTTACAGGAATGGGTTATACTCGTG